AACTAGCCTTGAGGGAGCTCTAGGTCTGTATAAGGTTCTTATAGGGGTTTCACGGGGGGGGCTCAGGGTCTACTTCTAAGGGCGTACTCCTAAACACTAAACAGCACTTTTTGTAGGAATATCAAGGACTTAACCTGTGGATAACTTTTATTGAACCTCAAGACCCTAAAGTACTCCTGGGACTCAAGGGAATCTTAAGGTACTGTTCGTCCACTTAGGATCAATTATGTCCCCGATGAACTGGTTAAGCTCATCCATGAGTTGTAGCTCTTTCCACTCAGCAACAGCTTCATCCTCATCAATACCCACAGTCTCCACTATCGCTGCTAACGCAATCGCTAACGCATCCAACCTATCATCATGCCCTAGGCAACCACGGGTCCTAGTAATGTGTGTCATCTGATACATCAACCCGTACGGTAACTTCTGAGGATCAGTAAGCGACTCCTTGATATCCTTACGAACCATACCCGCATCGAAAACTAGCTTGTGCTGATTAAGTAGGGGCTCCATAGTATCAATTATGCGTAACTCCTTCTGCTTACTACTTCTCACTTCCTCAATACTAACTGGATGTATCTTCTTAAGTACTGGGCGTAGTAACTGGTCAAACATACCATCACCGAAGTTACTCTCAATATATAAATTATTAATATCATAATCCTTCGCGATAGTAGCTAGTTTCACCAGGTTCTCCATCTGATACCCACCCTGCATACCACCGCAAGCCATCACATACACTCTACCATGCAGATACTTAACTACTGAGTAGCCCATCTCATCCGCACCCCTACCTGAAGGGTCAATACTCATAATAGAGTAGCTGTATTCTGAAAACTCCTTATCAATATACTGAGGACCATGCATAGCATCCCCAGTGAACCCAATGTTAGGTATATCAAGAACGGTGTCCCGCCCACTTGAGTAAGATAGACTAATAGGCCCTTTATCCCTTGGTATATCCATAACCACCAAGTCTTCCTGCTTCAACGGATATCTATCAGCGTCAGAGAGCGTGGTATCTAATTGATACTGTAGCTTATAGTAGGACTTTCCTACAGACCCCTCACGTTCCAATAGATCCTCATTAGTGAACCTAGTATCTGTAACAGAGCCTGAGGCTTCTCCTAAGGCGATCATATTCTCAATGTAAGGGGCTAGCCTTCCTTCGTAGACTTCAGGCTTCTCAGGTACCCTAGAGGGCCATATACGTACTAAGAAACCCTTATCAATGAACCTGTTGTACACTGAGTTACCTGTTTGGGGTGTTCCCAGGGCTACTATGGATGCATCAGTGTTTGTTTGGAGGATGGAGTCGAACTCATTAATCTGTTGTAGAATCTTACCTCTCATGATTTCTGTGGCACTGTTTATAGAGGTTTCTACATCGTCTGCGATGAGTAGGGAGGCACGGTTACCTTGTAACTGACTGTTAATACCTAGACATTTCACTGAGGGTTGTACAGTAGCTAGACATCCATCTACATCAAAGGCCATTACAGAGTTTCTTTGATCGCCTCTAGGTTGTAGATGCCCCAATATAGGGACATCAGATAGTAGTTTATGGATGAATGTAGAGATAGCGGTAGCGTGTGGTCCAGATGCGGATACAATCAACACCTTCTCATTAGGATTACGTAGTAGTCTCCATGTTGCGTATGCGCCAGTGAGGTAGGTTTTACCCACACCACGAAACGCTTCAATCAACAATCTCCTATTACCATCTTGTAATATAGAACAGATGTCCTTTTGGATGGGAGTAGCACCAGGTAGTCCGATACATCCCCATACATAATCTACATATTCACTGAAGTCTGTTACTAAATTTTTGATCTCTTGTTCAGTCATAAATACCCCTCCTAGGGTTTATCTCTTAGCCATAGAGTTTCCGAAATAGAAACCAACAATTGCCATTATAGAATGGGGTAAATAATCAGGTGTAACCATACCCTCTAGAGTTACATACTCAGTAACTGTTGTAGTGAAGTCAAAGAATAGGAACTTAAATCCTTCCGTAACTTCTACAGGTACTACCGTAGGCATGTCCAATAGCGGTGCTAAAAGTATGATGTACGCCATACCTAGGAACGATAATGTGATAACTCTACGCATCCAAGAGGCATTAGGGTTCTGATACGCCCTTGCTATGTTGAGAGCACCAGCGTGTGCCTGTCTCTCAGCTGCAATATCTGCTTGGGAATCTGATTTCATCCTAATATAAGCACCCCCAATAGTACTTATAAGCATCGTAATTACTTCTAATGGTAGTCCAAACATAGACTCTCCTATATTATTAGCCAGTTAATTGGTAAATTCCAGGGATCAGGTAGGTAGATTAGTATCCTACCATCCGTCAACTCGACCCACATCATAGGCTATTTCATTCTCTTGCCAATCTTTCCTGTATTCTTACCACCTCTATTACTCTTTTTAAACGTAGCAGCAGCCTCTTTAGCTTCTTTACGTCTAGTAATACCTAATGCCTTCTCTAGTTTCTTCTTAAAAGCTTTAGCCTGTGCTATCGCTTTAGTTTGTTTATCAGGAATCCTTACATTTTTTCCTGCCTTATTTCCTATCCTTAGAGCACGAAGGCCTTTATATAATTGTAGTGGATTCATTAATGACCTCTCAATTGATCCATAACCTCATCTTCTTGGTCTAGGAAGTTCTGTATTAAATTAGCCATCGGCTTCGACTCAATTACATCAGCAGTAATCTCATTGTCCTTTAAGAACTTTAAGACTGCCGTTATCTCGCCAGGGGCAAGGCGTTCGCCCCCATCAAGTAATTCAGTGAAGTAGATTGCCATTCTGTCGTGTAGCCCGTTAAGGCTATCTATATCTGCTTTATTTCTCATATATCTCCTTAATAACCACGCTGCCTCTGCAACGCTCTATCTGAGCGGACATCACTTGTGATACCCTCCATTAAAGCGCGTAACCCTAGTACATTATGTAGTGGGAGTGCCCTCATAGCATTCTTAGCTGCTCCAGGAGTGATGTCATTCAATCCCATCATTGCCCCAGGAACTCCTAAGAGACCTACTGTTGTATCCAATAAGTCAAAAATAGGAGCACCTTGTACAATACCTGATGCTAAGCCAGAACTACGAGCATGACTAAACTGTTTATCGTATAGTCCTGTCACCGCACCAGAATCAATTAACTGAGGTAACCACGAAGCCATAGAGCTCCTAGCAAAAGTAGCCTTAGCAATCTTATCCATCTGTAGTAGTTCGCCACGTTTTCTAGCATCGTGAGGGTAGTTAGTATGAACTTGCGCCATATAAGCTAAAGCACCGAGAGTCATTTGAGTAGAGAACATCCCTAAGCTGTAGAGGTCTCTACGAGTTAGAGCACGCCCCAATTGCTTAGACCAAGCATTAACTACGTAACCTTTCATCTCTAACCCTAATTTACCTGCAATTGTGTGCTGCATAAGTTTGTCACCAAACATAACTCCTACTTTATCTCCCATAGTAGCTCGTTGCACAATAGTATTAGTATGACGCTTAACGCCAATGATGAATGCATCGCGGATTGCTGGGTCCCACGCCTCGATATTAATCTTCTGCATCGACTTACCAAAGACTTTAGAATCTTTAGTAATAACGTGTTTGCGTATCTGCTCAAAAATATCCTTACGGAGCTTACCTGTGAAACCCATTTCACCTAAGGTAGTATTAAAACCACCCTTAATCTTCTGACCGTGTGCAGCTTTCATCATCTTAGTAATTAGGCCAGAACTTGTCGCTGCTTCAAAGTAAGCAGTAAGAGGTTTAATACCACCTACCATTAAGGCAGCTTCTTTGAATTGGTCTGATACTTTCTCAAACCTATCCATCTTAGAAGCGATGCCTCCCACAGGAACATTAGCGAAATCATGCTCAAACTTAGAATACCCAATACCACGACTAAAATCGCCCATTAGGCCAAAGTGTGTGTACAACTCCTGCATAAGATCGTCATCGAATTTACCAGTAACAAACTGCTTCTTAAGTTGACCAAGCATAGGAATACTACGAAACATATGTCTAAGACCTACATTCCATGTAGTAGAACCAAGCTCGGCACTCATAGTCCAGAATGTCTGTCCTAGGAATCGAGCGATGTTCATATTTTTACTAATACGTAATGCCTGAGCACCTCGCCCATACTGGTTATAACTAGCTAAAGGTTTACCCTCAAGTTCTAGAATAGTTTCATCGTAACGAGAGAGTTCTCTTTTAGCCTGCCCAGTAGTAATCTCACCAAGAGTAGCTTGCTCATCTAACTCCTTCTTAATCTTAGTCCTCTGAGCAGCCTTTTCTTTAGGAGTTTTAAGTCCTAGACGCTCTAAAGTATTAGAACCCGCCTGAGTACGAGCATAAGGGAACCATGCACCCTCAAAGTTATTACTAATAATATCTTTAAACCCTATCTTTGCACCAGCTTTAGTCGTATGGGTAATGGCGTAATCAAAGATTCCCCTAGTTTTCTCATGTTTCGTGCTTCCTAGTCCTGCATCCTCACCTTTAGACGGTTTGGAGAGTAAGGTAGAGATGTAATCTACATCCGCAGAAGATAACCCATCAACATCCTGCAGAAGACCTTTAATGTCTTCCTTTTCCATCTTAGTAAGCATAGTCATCTCATCACGGGCAGCCATCTTTGTAACTAAAGCCTTAGCAACCGCACGAGTCTTAGCAGTGTTAACTTTCATCCCTCTTTTCTTAATGGCAGCACTAATGGATTTAGCAAAAAATGCCTCCATCTCCTTTATACCATGACTCTTAATCATGTCCGCCATCTTGAAACTATCGTGATTAATAGGGAAGTAGTCCTTACTCTTAGGTATTCCAAATTTTGGGTCTAAGAACATATCAGAACCTGCTTGTCTCAAGATATCGTGACTAGACTCCGATACATCCTCAGTCGCCTTAAGAAGTTTACGTGACATAGCACTAGCCTCTGTCCTGCTTAATCCTAAGTCATCCATTAATCTCGCAGTAGCGTTTTTAATTAGATTATCAGTATTTCCCGCAGGGTCAAATAACTTACCTAGTTGTAGGTCACCCATGATTTCATTAACAGTACCTTGGAACCTTGGGTCCCAGTGAGCACGGGTATGTTTAAATACACCACGTTTTGATAAATCAGCTATCTCCATCATCAACGGACGTGTAGCTTGAGTGACCATATTGTATAAATTCTGCTCAATAAAGTCTTTAGTCTCCTCTCCAGCCATTTTCCCAGGCTCTCGGTCTAAAGAACCTTCGCCAGTTCTTTGATAATACATCTTATCTGCAAACTCACGGAAAGTAGGACTAGTAGATGTGGCACTTTGAGAGGCTAGGTCATATTGTAGTTTTTCAACTACACCATCTACACCTCTCTCTTTAGCATCAGCAGTAAACTTAGCCAATCTAGCTGTAATATCCAATCCCTTTGAAGCATCCGAAATCAACTCACGGCCTACTCTTGCGAGCTCGTGGTCTGGGTGTTTTGAGAAAAGACCCCTAGAGATAGCACCCAATCCTACGGCTAGTACTAAATCTAACTCGTCTCGTTGTTCTCTACTTAACTTCTGTCGACCTAATTCCATGATACCTTCAATAGTACCACCAGTAAGGGCTCTACGAGCAAAGTTAGTATTCAGAATACGGCTTGTTCTATACGTCCATGAACCGATGGAAGAACCACCTGACTCAGGGGCTGCAGCTAGTACAAGAGGTATATCAGATAAAGCACCAATTAAACGATAACCAGTTCCTATTAGACCTTGACTCTGAAGATACTCTTGATCTAAGTCATGCTTTTGGGCAGCCTCAAAGGCCACCTGGCCGTAATAAGCATTTTGTGCACCGTAATCATTAAATAGTTTTAATCCATCAGGGGTTAGGGATTTTAATTTATCTTGCCACTCATCACTATACATATCATATGAATCATCCTTAGCATTACGACTATCAATAATTGATTTTTGAAACTTAGCATCTGCCCACTCAAAACCCTCTCTAAGAACCTGTCCTGTTAAAGACTCATTCATAAATGCTGTAGAGAAAGCATCACCTTGGTTATACCCTAAGGCATCCCAATCTCTCGTATAATCCGTCATTGCACCTGGGGTGAACGAATCCTCTACATCTACTCGTTCTTGAAACTCGTCACCGAATGTAAATCCCATGTTTACTCCTTATTCTTAGTTTTATTCTCAACATACTCGACATATTTCTC